TCGTCAAGGTTACTATCTAACCAGTCAATGAATTCGTCTTCATCGTCTCCACGAATCTCACCACTGGAACTTGCCCAATTACTAAGTTCGTCTTCTGCTTTCTTAGATAGGTCTAGGTTACCACTTTTTTGTGCTTTCTGAAGTTCTCTTTTGTGTTTACGAACTATGTCTTGTATCTTCTTACCTTCTAATACAGTTTCTTCGTTTGCTAATCTTAATGCATTTGCAACATTCTTATCTTTTGATAAATTTCTTTTGATTTTTTCTATTCTTTTGACAGCACCTGTCATATTACCACCCATTGAGGTTGCAATATCTATCGCCTTTTGAATCATCGCTTGTTTGGATATCTCGTTAAGAGCTTCCTCTCTAGCTTTTTCTTTTAATTGCTGAAATAGGTTCATAGAACTACTCCTTGTCGTCTAAATCTGTATCTACAGTATATTTTTTTCCTGCGAACATAAATTCCTTTTCACCCTTCTTCTTAGCTTGTTTTGCAGCATAGATGAATTGTCCTTTATCTTCTGTCTTTGCAGGTTTCTTACCACCGTCAATTGCATCGTCAGTAGCAGCACGTTTCTTATGTAGATACTCATCAGAGTTATCAACATCACCATCGTTATCGATGTCTTTGTCTTTACGGTCTTTGAATTTCTTGTCGTTTTCTTTGTCGTTGACAGGGTCTAGTTTCTTTTCCATTATTGCTTTAACATCTGCAAGTAGGTCTTTTGAGAGTTGATTAATCATTTGATATTTTCCCGTTTTCAAAGTAGTCAAACATTTTTTGTTTACCTTCTTCGTTTAGTTGTAATTGTTTTGCAAGTCTACCTAACATATTTCTTTCTGTCAATTTTTCTACAGATTTCTCTACTGAAAGGGTTTCTTCTTTGGTTAGGTCAATTTCATCTTTAAGAGGTTTAACACCTGCATCTTTGAACATTGCCATCAGTTTGTTATTGGTAGGTAGTGTAATCTTCTTCTCTTTACCTAATTGAGCGACCAACTTTGAAAATCCTTGTGGATTTTGTTTCTGCATTGATTGGACAACTTTGACACCAGTCATAGATAACATCTTTGCAACACCGTATTGTGAATCTTTATCACCTTTAAGATTGAATAACTTATCAATCATTGCACCAGCGGATGCTTCTAATAGAATATTTTCTTCTATTACTTCGTTAAATGAATTGTTAAGTTCCTCTTCAATCTGTTGATTGATGATTTCATCTGCAGTTTGTGCTACAGAACCTTCTTTTAGTGCAATGTGTCCACGCACTTGGTCTAATTTGTCTTTCCAGTTTTCTGATTTATAACTCATAGTACTATTATTTATAATATATTTATGTTTGATACTTACTCTTCTATGCGAATAGTCAAGTTCCTCTCACCCTTTATGATTCTATGGTAACTACCTTTCATTATGAAGTGGTCTTGACCAACACATAACTCCATTGGAAGTTCATCTTCCATTTGCAATTTCCATCCAACCCCATCTAAAATATGAACTGTTCGTGATTTTTCATCACGATGCCATACTAAATCCTTTTCGTCAACGGTCTCATCAAAGGTTCTTAAAATGAACTTTTTACCTGTTCCGTGTTGTTCTAAAACTTTCTCTGTATATGGGTTAGTCATCTAAGCCAGGATAATAGTTATCATCTTTTTGATTATACCCATAGAAGGAACCATCCTTCTCTATTTTTAATATATTGTGAACCCAGTTATCTGCAACATCTTCTGCATAACTTTCTGAGTGATTATGTACTTGTCTAGTCTCTATTAATGTGTCACCAGTGTATAAGTCTACTTCCCAACCTTGGGGGGTCTTAAAGACCTCTGCATACTTACCATCTTTCGCATAAGTGTGATATAATTCTTTCATAATATATTTCCTTCCTAATTATATAGGTCTACCAAAAAAAGTTCCCACCACCCGATAATCCGAGTTGTTTGGCGTAATGTGGAAGTCTGCACGCCCAATATGATGCTTTAGTCTTATCAGTTGCAGAAGAACAATTATGTCTTGCAGCAAAAGATTTTCTCGCCTTGGGGTCATCTATCTTAACTTTAAGTCCTGTAGTATCTCCCCAAGAAACTTTCTTAACATTTTTTGTTTGAGGGTCACGAACATAAACATAGTATTTCTTTGAACCACCAGCTTTTGGTTTATTCAATTCAGGTTCTTTCTTACCGTCTTCTTCAACTATATCCATCATAGGACAATCAAGTGGAACTAAATCCCCTTCATAAACTTCATACTCACCTAAATCTGTTTCTAAGATATTCTTATCAATTTCTGTTAGTCTATATTTTTGTTCTGCAACTAAGTTACGCACTTCTTTGATTGTAGCAAAATACATATATGAACCCAATCTGAACGGGTTGTCAATGAAATTTGTATTAGTTTCTTGTAGGTCAAGAATAACGGTATCTAGTGCTTGTTCTTTTAGTGTCTTCATTTTTTAATTGGTTCTGCATAACCACTACCGTGGTCTTCTGCAGTCTTCAGTGTAGATAATTGTTTGTATAATGGTGTAAGGTCGTGGTCTTTATCTTTAGTGAACTTTGCAAAAAGACTTATTTTATATGCACTTGAACCTTCTTGAGGTGTTCCGAATACTTTGTTTCTTGGGTTGTCTTTGATATCCAGTTTATTTTTCTTAGAGTAATCCATAACCATTTTCTTGGCTTTTGCAAAGTCTTTCTCTTCTCCATTTCCTCTGAACTGGATATACAAGTCTGTTATTCTTTCATAACCTTTCATTACGTAAGGTTTGAACTTCTCTTCAATTTTCTTTACTTCAATCTCTTCGTTGTAGGGGAATCCCTTTAACGGATTTTGAAACACTTGACTGAAGTGTTTTTGTTTTTCACTTTTCAGATTCTTTTGTGATTCTTTGACATACTCTTCTATAGATTGTTCAGGAGTTGTTCTCTGAAGATAGTTTCTATAGGAATCTGTTCCTATTTCGTGATATTCTTTTAAATATTCTTTTAACATTTTGGTAATGCTCCTTTTCTTTTTAGTTCCCTAAGTCTAGGTTCTTTTCTATTAAAGTTTTTACTGACTACGGAAAGATTTGACTTGTCATTGTTCATAGGGTTATTATCCTTATGATGTACGTCCTTTCCCTTTATGTCCTTTCTGTCCTTTAGACTTCTTCGTGCTTCATTTCTTTTTGCACGTCTTTTAATTTGTTCAGGTTTACCTTGGTAGTTTTCGTACTCTTTTTTATAGTCTCTATCTTCTTCTACTTCAGACTCTTCGTTCTTGTTCTTATTCTTTGCATCATAGTCTTTGATAGATTTTTTTGCAGACTTCATCATTGCCTTTTGATGTGCTTTCTGTTGAGACTTAGTTTTGTCTCTTAGTCTCTCTGCATATCCTTCTTCCATTTCTTCAGGAACACAATTAGGAACCATTTTGTCCCCTTTCTTTTTCATACCTTTTTGTGTGTATCCGTCCCAACATTCGTCCTGTTCACCCATAACCAAACCACTTAACTGTTGTACTATCACCTGCAGTTGTGAAGTGTTCATTGATGATAATGCTTCTATTTGTTTTTTACTAAGACCTTTAATTTTTGATATGGTTTTTTTGATATCAACTGATTCTTCGATTGACTCTGATTTACCACCAGCTTGTTTTGCAAGGTCTTTATCTGCACCACCCCAAGTTCCCGAACCTTTAGTGATGAATGAATTAACTCTCGCCATTGCCCATTGAGGTGCAGTTGCGCCAGGTCTATGACCAGTTTTAAATGCAGCAAGTCCTCTATTGTAAACTTTCTGTAAGATACCCTTTGATATACCCGACTTGTCTGCCTTTGCTTGGAGACCTTTGTCTTCTTCTAAACTATCTTCACCAAACATCTTTTTAAATTTTGTAGTATGTTTAGATGGTTTAGTTTCTGCATCGTGGTCGCCAGGTGCAGGGCCAGTTTTCTTCGCTTTGAAGTGTGCATCTCTTTTGTCTTTTGTAGACTTAGACATATCTCCTGCATAATATTTTGCAGGTTGAGTACCTTCTTTATCTTTGACATCTTTATCTTGTTTTACCGATGTCTCTTCAGATGATACTGACTTTCTTTGTTTCTCTCTTTCTTTTTCTGCATCTACACTAGATTTTGCAGTATCTGTTTGTCGTTGTTGTCTTGACTTTAATTGTTCTAGTTCTCTTTCCTGTCTAGTTTTTAGTCTCTCTATTTCATCTACGTGTTTTGCTTTCGCATCTGAGACTGCATCTTCCTTTAAACTTTTTATCTTATTTCGTATTAAATCTAACATAGTACTATTTATATCTTTCCATTGACCCAAACGGACTTGGTTTATCTGTTGGTGGTTTTTTCACCGTATCTTTACTTCTCATAGATGAATACCCAGTAGTATCCTTCTTCAGCAGTTCGTAAGATTTCCAGTTTGTTGCAATTTTGTTTTTAGGAAATGAAGTAGACCAACCTAATAGTTTACTGTATAATGAATTTGCCTTTTTATCAAGACTTGCAAGGTCATCATCATTCCTAATCTCTACAAAGTCTCTACCAAAAATTGATTTATATTCCTTTGCATTTTTTTGTGCAGCGTCCCAATCTTGTTTAACAATTTCGGCTGGTAGTTTTCTAGACCTTAAGTCATTTCTTTTTTGTGCATTGTCTAGACTTGCATTAACAAATATCATTTTGTATTCATATCCTAATGTGTCTAACATTTTTTTATAGTTCTTAATCTTAGTTGACTTTGCACTTGTAGTGTCAAAGATAAGACCTAGTCTTCCATCGATATATGCATCTAAGTTTTTACCTGTAATCTTTTTTGCTTTTGCACGGATAGGGTCTACTTTATCAAAGTCTGCACCTCTAAGGTCAAGAGACATTCCTGCTTTCTTTAGTCCGTTCTCAAATGCTTTATCAGTGTTGACCATTTTTAAACCAAGTGCAGTCAAAGCCAATTTCTTTACAACTGCAGATTTACCACTACCTGGCCCACCACTTAGGAAAACTGCTTTGAATGTGCCAGGGTCATAGACCCCTTCTTGTATTAAGTCTTCCATCATATATGACGGTAGTGTTCCTTCTGCAATACCCATTCCTTTACGGATTGATTTGTATAATTTCTGTGCAAGTCTTCCACCAGTAGAAGGGACACCTTCTTTAAATGAATCAAAGTCACCCTTCTCTGCAAACTCTCTCATCTTACTTGCAGACATTCCACTGACATCATCTGAATCGGGGTCTCTTTCACCTGCAGAGATTACCTCTATTTCCTCAAACTTGTAGAAACCGTGTCGTGCTTTAACTGAGTTGTATTTGTTTAGAAGTGTAGTGAATTCAATGACTCTATCTGAACCTACTACCATTTTGATTTTAGTATACTTGTTATCAAAAAGAAACACTAAGATTTGGAACACTTGTTTAACATCTGTGTCTATAACCTTTACCTTCTTACCAAAAAATGCTTTTAGGTATTTAATCTTCTCTCTATGAGATAACGGATTCTTGACTTTATCATTTGAATGAGACGAAAATAAGAGTGCATCTCCATATCCTTTTGCAACTCCATTTAGTTTGTTAACAAGTTTTTCGTGTCCTGTTGTAGGTGGATTGAATCTACCGAAAGTAAATACTGCACCTTTACCTTTTGCTTCTGATAACCAACTCGTAAAATTCTTATTTGTCATCTTCTTTCTTCACTTTCTTAGTTTTTGATGCTTCTTTTTTACGTATCAATGGTAGAAGTTTCTTAGCAAGTTTTGCTATTGCACCTTTTTTCTTATCTAATTTCTTTTCTAATGCTTCCTTACCACTCATACCTAATTTTGATTTTGATGCACCCTTTAACATTTTCTTTGCAACCATATCTCTTGCTTGTTTCTTAGCACGTTTCGCAAGTTTTACAGGGTCTAGGTTTTTTCTCTTCATCGCCTTTTTACGTTTCTGAAGAATTTTATGTTTGTTTTTTCTGAATGCTTTCTTTTTCTTAAGACGAGTTTGCATAGAGTCTGCTTCTTGCATTTCTTTGAATATTTCTATAAAAGATTTCATCTACTTATCCCAGTTTTTAATTGCAGTAAAGTTATTAAATGCGAACTCCATTCTATCTACAAGTTTAACGGCTTTACCGTCATTGTCAATTGCAACATATCCTTCGGGATTTACTGTTTCAAATCCTGTTGCAGTCTTCTTAAAAGTTCCTATACTCTTTACTCTATTTAGTACGGTTATAATCAATTGTTTTGCAGATACTATGTATCCCATAAACAATGTTAGATTTGTAATGAAGGTTTTAAGACCACGAAGTTCTGCAAGAAGTTGTTGTCCAATTTCTGTTTTAATTTTCTTGGTCTTTTCCATCTTAACCTTTGCAACTACTTTATCTTTCCAATAGTCTTCAAAGTGTTTTATATATCCATTATATGTTGGATTGAATTTTCCTTGTCTTATTAAACTGTTGCAATATGTTTTATAAGATGCACCTGCACCTTTCATTGCAATGGTATCCTGTATTTTAGTAAACTTGATTAAGTCTTTCTTTTTGATACCGTGAAATGCTTTACCCGTTTTAGATAGTTCTTGTGTAAGTGTAAGTGTTTCTTTTGCAGTCATCGAACCTTTACCACTGACATCTTTATATGATGCATCATCCATCCACACATCTGTACTACTTCCACTTGGAAGTTTTGCACCGAAGGATGCACTTAAGTCATCAATTGTTGCACCAGTGTAAGTAGTGTGAAACACTATTCCTAGTTTTGCGTTTGCAATCTTTCCACCAAGTTCTGAATTGATATCGACTGCATACATTATTGTATTTGGTTGAAAAGTCACACATTGTGTTCCGTCTATCTCTTCCATCTTTTTATCATCAGTGAACATTAAGTCACCCTGTAAGATATCTGAAAATGATAATGCAGACAAATACTTGAACGAGTCTAAGAACTTAGACTCTAATGTACCACTTAGTTCGGGTGCATCTTTTATTTGTTGTTCTGAAGTGTAAAATAAGGGGTCTTTGTTGAATAGAGATTTCTTTGCAACAAAGAATTGATTAGTTTCGGGATGTTTACCACAAAAGATTGCAGGAGCACCATCCCATTTAACGGTCATATTAACACTCTTCTTAGAATTACCCTTCAGCATATCTCTAAGACCTCGTAAGAAGTTTATAGCACCACGACCACCATCAATCCCTTGATTGATAATCTCGTCTTCTAAGTGTTCTAAGTGTAAATTCTTTGCGCCCATAGTAGTATTATATCACATTTATG